GGAACTACTTCCAATACCCCTGCGGTATGCAAATTAATTTTGTCGGTCAGACCGTTTGGGGAAGTATTCCAGTCAAAGGACGTTAAGTCTTTGACAACAGGTATGCACATCGAAGAAACCTTTGCGGTTCCGTTAAAATTTACAGAGAAGTCAGATATCGAAGTAAGGGCACTATCTTCATCTAATTCTGTCACTTTCGACATTTCCGCAGCTTTTGAAATTATCTACATACGAAACGGTGATTCCTTATGAGTGCAAAACGGCTAGAGGAAGGTAGTGAATACGCCGAATACGATGCGGATGGCGACGGTGTTGTTACCGACGAAGAGTTAAACACCAGTAAAGAACTGCAAGAGCTACAGCTACAACATGAACGTGCTGATGCACAAAGGGCTATGTCATGGTTTGCCTTGTGGGGCATGTTGCTCTACCCCAGCTTGGTTGTGGCATCGGAGCTTTTCGGGCTGGTGCAAGCAGCAACGATTCTAGGTGATATGGCAGCGGTCTACTTTGTATCTGTCGCGGGTATACTGGCAGCGTTCTTTGGCGCACAAGCATGGTCGAATAGGAAATAGCATGTGGCAGGTAGCGGGTGTTCTGGGCGTGGCCTTGGTTCTCACGGGCGGAGCTTTCAAGATGTATGCGGACAAGACTGAGGCTGAGAAAGAGGCAATGGCTACCAAGCTTCGCGTTGCCGCCGAAAACGAATTAGTCCTAGAAAACAGCATATCCAACTTGAACAACCAACTCACTGAGGCGGAAGAGCGCCAGCAGCGTATATTGGATCGAGTCAACGAGCTTCAGGCTGCTAACGCACAGGCTCAGCAAGAGGTGGAGTCGATTAGAAAAAAGTTCGCAAAGCACGATATGAATGTGCTGTCGCTACGCAAACCGGGTCTGATTGAAAACATCATCAACCGTGGCACTAAGGGGGTTTTAAGTGATCTGGAAACTATTACCGATCCTGCTTCTTAGTGGTTGTGGACTGCTAGGTCGAGAGCCATACATCCCTGAAACCAAGCCTGTCGAGGTTGTCACGGTCATCAAGCCAGCAGCCGTCTACCACCCTGCACTGCCAAACGCCATATCCACACTGCCTGTCGAATGGAAGGTTCTTACGCCTCAGACGATGCAGGAATATCTTGATGATCTTGAAGAGGGTAACGCCCCGACGAACGCTTACTATGGCTTATCGACAAAGGGTTATGAGAACCTATCAACGAACATGGCGGAAGTTAAAAGATATATCCGCCAAGTGCTCACTATTGTACAATATTACAAAAATTTGGACGAGGAACTCGAAGATGAGAGTGACCAGCGAGGAGGGGATATCCCTGATTAAAAAGTTCGAGGGCTGCGAACTGAAAGCATATCAGTGCTCAGCTAACGTCTGGACGATTGGTTATGGTCATACCCGAGGTGTCAGTGATGGCGATTCCTGCACCCAGAAAGACGCTGATGACATGCTCGTTGATGATCTGCAAGAGTTTGAGGGTTACGTCAACGAGCTGGTTGATGCAGAGCTGACGCAAAGTCAGTTTGACGCGCTAGTGGCTTGGACATACAACCTTGGCCCAACCAACCTAAAATCCTCCACGCTACTGAAGCGTTTGAATGAAGGTGACATGGCGGACGTGCCACACCAGATCCGTAGATGGAATAAAGCTGGCGGCAAAGTATTAGACGGTTTGATCCGAAGGCGTGAAGCAGAGGCGCTTTTGTTCCAAGGGGAAGCTTGGGAAAATGTCTGAACTCTCGCTGAAAGACTTTGAGATCCTGAGCGAGCAGGATCAAAACGAAGCCTTGGCGCTTCTGTCCCGTTATGACCAAATGGAAAAGCAGGACAAGTGTCAGGGTGACTTCATTGAGTTCGTCAAGCATATGTGGCCTGAGTGTATATTGGGCCGTCATCACAAGATTATTGGCGACAAGTTCAACAAGATTGCACAAGGCAAGCTGAAGCGGTTGATCGTCTGCTTGCCTCCTCGACACTCTAAGTCTGAGTTTGCGAGTACTTACTTTCCTGCTTGGATGATGGGGCGCAAGGGTGATCTCAAGATCATTCAAACCACGCACACGGCTGAGCTGGCGGTTAGATTCGGCAGAAAAGTCAGAAATATCATCGACTCGGATGATTACTCTCAAATATTTCCAGACCTACAATTGCAGGCGGACAACAAGTCTGCTGGCCGTTGGACAACAAACCAAGAAGGTGAATCGTTCTACGCAGGTGTTGGCGGTGCTATCACGGGTCGCGGCGCTGACCTTTTGATCATTGACGATCCGCACTCAGAGCAAGACGCGCTATCGCCTACGGCAATGGAGTCGGCTTACGAGTGGTACACGTCAGGGCCACGGCAGCGTTTACAGCCGGGCGGAACGATCATCATTGTAATGACTCGATGGTCAACGAAAGACCTTGTAGGGAAGGTTCTCAAGAAGCAGGGCGACGATCACGCTGACCAGTGGGAGGTTGTCGAGTTCCCCGCCATTATGCCCGAATCTGATACTCCGCTCTGGCCTGAGTTCTGGAAGAAAGAAGAGCTTTTGTCGGTGAAAGCGTCTCTACCAATCAGCAAATGGAATGCTCAGTGGATGCAAAACCCAACCGCTGAAGCTGGCTCTATCGTGAAGCGAGAGTGGTGGCGTAAGTGGGAAAAGGACTGGGTGCCATCTTATGAATACGTCATTCAGAGCTACGACACCGCGTTTAGCAAAAAAGAGACTGCCGACTACTCGGCCATAACCACATGGGCGATATTTCAGTCGCCAGATGACAATGTTCAAGCAATTATATTGCTAGACGCCAAACGAGTCAGGTTGGATTTTCCTGAGCTGAAGCGATTGGCTTACGAAGAGTACAAGTATTGGGAGCCAGACTGCATTTTGATCGAGGCCAAAGCCAGTGGTACGCCACTGACTCAAGAGCTTCGGCGCATGGGCATCCCAGTGACGGCCTATACACCATCGAGAGGCCAAGATAAGATTGCCCGAATGAACAGCGTTGCGCCGATCTTTGAGTCGGGCATGGTTTGGGCACCAGATGAAAGCTTTGCCGATGAGGTGATTGAAGAAATGGCGAGCTTTCCGTTTGGCGATAACGACGATTACTGTGACTCGGCAACGATGGCGTTGATGCGGTTCCGTCAAGGCGGCTTTTTGAGCTTGCAAGACGATTACCCTGAAGAGGCTGAGTTTTTAAGGCGTGACAGACAGGTATATTACTAATGGCGATTGAAAAACAAGGCTTGGGCACAGAGAACGATCCTGACGTGATGCCGATGGGTAGCGCGATGGAAATCGAGCCTGAGATGACTCGCAACGATGAGATCCGCAACGCAGCCGAGATATTGGTGCGGGAAGAAGAGATACTGATTGATGACGAGATCGACGCTGTTGAGGAGCAGATAGACACCGACTTCAACGCGAACTTGGTTGATTTCATCTCAGACAGTGATTTATCCAAGCTGGCGAGCGATGTTATTGGTTCGATCAAATCAGACAAAGAAAGCCGTAGCGAGTGGGAAAAGACGTACACCGATGGTTTGAAGTATCTGGGCATGAAGTTCGATGAGTCTCGCAGCCAGCCCTTTGAAGGCTCAAGCGGCGTTATTCACCCAATCTTGGCGGAATCGGTTACGCAGTTTCAGGCGCAGGCGTACAAAGAGCTGCTACCCGCCAAGGGGCCGGTCAAGACCGAAATCGTGGGTGTACGCAGCCCAGAGGTCGAAATGCAGGCTGGTCGCGTCCAAGACTTCATGAATTATTACATCATGAACATCATGGAAGAGTACGACCCAGAGCTGGATATGCTCCTGTTCTATCTGCCGCTCGCAGGCTCGGCTTTCAAGAAAGTGTACTTCGACACTGGCACAAGCCGTGCAATGAGCAAGTTCATCGAGCCTCAAGATCTTATTGTGCCTTACGAGGCCACCGATCTGTTCAGCGCAGAGCGTGTGACGCACGTTCTCAACATGAGCCGTAACGAGATCAAAAAGCAGCAGATCAACGGGTTTTATGCCGATGTCGAGTTGAAGGGCGGTTCTATGACCGTCAGCCGAAGCGACATTGACGAGCAGATTGACGAGATCGAGGGCATGGAGCCTTCGTATCAAGAAGACCGTGATCACGTCGTTTTTGAGACGCACACCATACTTGATATACCCGGCTTTGAGGACGTAGGAGAGGATGGCGAGCCTACAGGCTTGAAGCTGCCGTACATCGTCACGATAGACGAAGGAAGCCAAAAAGTTTTGTCGATCAGACGCAACTACATCGAGACTGACCCGCGCAAGGCTAAGATCAACTTCTTCGTGCAGTATAAGTTTTTACCGGGACTCGGTTTTTATGGTCTAGGGCTAAGCCACATGATCGGTGGCATTTCCAAGTCGGCCACGTCGATTCTGCGCCAGCTCATTGATGCAGGCACTTTGGCGAACCTGCCAGCAGGCTTCAAGGCTCGCGGTATGCGTATTCGTGACGAGGACAGCCCATTACAACCGGGCGAGTTCCGCGACATCGACACCACTGGTGCTTCGTTACGCGAAAACTTGATACCGCTGCCCATCAAAGAACCTAGCAACGTGCTCATGCAGCTCTTAGGGCTGCTTGTAGAGTCTGGTAAGCGGTTTGCGTCAATAGCCGACATGAATGTCGGTGATATGAATCAAGCCATGCCAGTGGGCACTACAGTGGCTCTGCTGGAGCGTGGCACCAAGGTCATGAGCGCGATTCACAAGCGCCTGCACTACAGCCAGAAGCTGGAATTTCAGCTTCTTGCCAAAGTATTTGCCGAGTATCTGCCACCCAGCTATCCGTATGTCTCGCGCAACGGCCCACAAGAGATCATGGGTCAGGATTTTGATGGCCGAGTTGATGTCATCCCTGTATCAGATCCCAATATCTTCAGCCAATCACAGCGCATCACAATGGCTCAAGAGCTGCTAACGATGGTGCAATCTAACCCTGAGCTACACGGGCCACAGGGCATCTATGAGGCGTACAGGCGCATGTACTCGGCTCTCGGCGTTGATGATGTGGACAGCCTCATACAGCCGCCCCCACCGCCACCACAGCCAATGCCGGTTGATGCAGGCATAGAAAATAGTGGCTTCTTGATGGGGCAACCAGCGCAAGCGTTTGAGCCACAGAACCATCAGGCTCACATCGATGCTCACAGATCGTTGTTTTTGACCGACGTGGTCAAGCAGAACCCGCCGCTTCAGGGCATGGTCATTGGACACATGATGCAGCACTTGCAGTTCATGGCTGGTCAGATGGTTCAAGACCAGATACCGCCAGAGCTGAACCAACAGATGCAAGAAATGCAGGCCGCGCAACAGTCAGGACAGGTGCCCCCCCAGCAGCTTCAACAGATGCAAAGCCAGATTCAGATGCAAATCGAGCAGATATCATCGCCAGTTTTGGCTCAATTGACGCAAGAACTGCGTGAGTCGATTGGTCAGGGCGACGAGACAGATCCTCTGGTTCAGATTAGACAGCAAGAGCTTATGCTGAAAGAAAAGGCCATTGATTCTGAAAACGAGCAGTTTGAGGCCAAGCAACAACAACGTGCTGAAGAGAAGCTGTTGGAGACAGAGATTGCCAAGCAGCGCCTTGGTATCCAGAAGGAAGTTGCGGACGATAAGCTTGATGTGGCACTTCGTCGCCTAGAGCAGCAAGCGGAGCTGAAGCTCCTAGACATGCAAAACAAAAACATGGGAGGCCGATAATGGCTGATTTGATTTCATCAACAAGTTATGTGCGACAGCGAATCGAAGAGCTGCGCGAAAGCAAAAAGCTTGCTAGGCAAGTGGAAATCGCTTTGGCAGAGAAGAAAGCTGAAGATGCTGCTGAGAAGAAAAGAAAGAGCGATGCTCGGATTGCTGCAAAGTTGGCGAGAATCGCTGGCGAAGAACCGCCTGTAATTGAAGAGCCAGCGGTTGAAGCAGTGGTCGCTGAAGAGGTTCAAGAAGAGCTTGTTATCGAGGAAGAGCCTATTATCAAAAAAGCGGCTAAAAAGGCCGCTGTGAAGAAAGAAACTGAAGAAAGCGAGGAAGACTGATGAAAGATATGAGCAGAATCAAGAAGGTTGATTCACCAACCAAAAGCATCAAATCTGGCCCTACATCCCCTGAGCTGATTCGTCGCACGATGGGTGGTGAGATCAAGGTGATCAAGGCGCGTGGTGCCGGTGCTGCAACCCGTGGTTTCGATTTCCATGAGAAAGTTTAGTGGATGACATTGATCTTGGGTCGCGCTTGAAGCGAGTCATGGCTGAGCGGAAGGAATTGATCCGCGAGGTCATGATGGACGGTATGTTAAAAGATATAGAACATTATAAAAGTTTGCAAGGCGAGCTAACTGTTATAAACTTGGTCGAGGAAACCATTAAAGAGTTCTATAAGGAAATCTAAATTGACTACCCCGACCACGGAATCCGCTTACGTCGCAAGCACGGAGCGCGTTCTTGACCCCACCTTGCTTGATAAATCTGCTTTAGAGCGTATGCCAGACCCTACGGGTTGGCGCATGTTGGTGCTGCCTTACAAGGGCAAAGCTCAGTCTGATGGCGGTATTCACCTATTGAAAGAGACTGTAGACCGTGAGGCACTTGCCACGGTTGTGGCATATGTTGTAAAAATGGGGCCACTTTGCTACGGCGACACGGAAAAGTTTGGCGACACGCCTTGGTGCCAAGAAAAGCAATGGGTTCTGATCGGTCGTTACTCTGGCGCTCGATTCAAGTTAGAAGACGGTGGCGAGGTCAGGATCATCAATGATGATGAGGTTATTGGCACAATTCTTAACCCAGATGACATAGTGAGTTTCACATGATTGAGAACCAAAACGCCCAGCAAGTCGAAGAAGAGCAGGTCTCTATTGAGGTCACAGAAGACCCAGTAGAAACCACTGATTCTGGCGACGAGCTTGAGAATTACACCAAATCGGTTTCTAAGCGCATCAACAAGCTGAATGCTAAGCACCGCGAGGCAGAACAGCGAGCGCAGCAGCTTGAGCAGATTGCTTTGCAGAAAGAGGCAGAGCTTCAGCAGTACCGGCAGTATTCGGTTCAGCAGTCAAACCAAGTCTTGGCGAAAGAAGAAGAGGCTTTGGCGTCGAAGGAGTCTCAAATTGATGATGTGTATCGCAAGGCTGTCGAAAGCGGCGATGCAGACCTAATAACGAAAGCAGCAAAGCTCCAGAGCGACATATCTATTCAAAAAGAAAAGCTGCGTGTAGCCAAGGCTCGACAACAGACCGCAGTGCAAGAGC